TTGACGAAACATTTAAACTGTTATCGACTGAATCATCCAACAGCATATACAACTCTGCAGCAGGTAGCTCTCTTGATTTGCAGACTAACAGAAACGGAATTCCTGCAACAATACTTAGAGTAGTAGATAATCTTGTAGGAATAAATCAAGAAAATCCAACCGAATCTCTAGATGTCATTGGCAATTTTAAACTTACAGGAACATTGGTATCTACCAACACCACAGCCAGTAGTAATTTGAATAATGGTAGTATAAGAACTTTAGGCGGCGCAGCAATTACTAAAAACCTAATTGTAGGAGATGGCATAGATGTCACTGGAACTCTACAAACCAACACTATCCAACCAAAACTTACCGACACCTATGATTTAGGCACAGGTCTAAAAAGATTCAACACTGTACGTGCTAAAACAATTATAGCAGATACTATAACAGGAGTTTTACAGGGTAATATCAGTGGTAATGCCCTTACTGCTACTGCCTTAAGCACAGTGACCAGCTTTCAACTAGCCGGTGACGTGATATCACCCGCGGTGCAGTTTGATGGGCAGGTGGGCGCAGCCACTAAAGTCTTCAATGCTACCCTTACCGCAAACATCATAGCAGGCAAAAGTGAACCATCACCTAACCAAGGTAAAAAAGGCGATTTCTTATTAACCTATAGACCTAGCGAAAGTACATTAGCCAGTTCTGGATTATTGAAACAGACTAGAGAACGTTTCATGGGAGACTTGGCTGTACCGATTGGTGCAATATTGCCTTATGCTGGCGGAACTACTCCTGATGGATATTTGTTATGCGATGGATCAGAAATTGAAAGATCAAAATATAGTGATTTATATGACATTATCGGAGTTATATACAATGGATCTGCTGCGTTGCAAGGTGTGGGAACTTTTAGATTACCTGACCTTAGGGGTAGATTTGCTCTAGGTAAAGATAACATGGATAATGCAGGAACTGTACCAACATCGGCAGGTCCTTATGTAGATGCTGGCGGAGGTACCGCAGGTCGTGTTCCAGACGTACAGGCCACGATCTTAGGAGGTGCAGCTGGACTTAGTTCAGTGCCATTGACTCTAGCCAATCTTCCAGAACACAGTCATACTTTGTCAACAGCTGCTAACAATTACAATGCGATAGCAGTAAGCACCACGCTCGATCCAGAGGCAACATCTGGGCTAGGACCTACAGCCCCAGGGCAAGCACAATATCTCAAAGACAGCGGTCCTGTCAAAAAGCTAGGAGGTGTTACTCTTGGAACTGCTGTGGGATTGATGAATCCGTTTCTATCAATGAACTTTATAATCAGATCCGGTCCTCCGGCATTCTAACAGGTAAAATAACATGGCATATCAGATTAATAAAACAGATGGAACCATAGTTGCTACTGTTGCCGACGGCCAGATTGATGACCGGTCAACAGACATTACTTTAATCGGTAAAAATTACAGCGGCTTTGGCGAAATATTCAATGAAAATCTAGTTAAGATATTAGAAAATTTTGCTGAGACAACACAACCAGATCATCCTCTTAGAGGACAAATATGGTTTGACTCCAGCCAATCAAAATTGAAAGTGTACAACGGTATTAGTTTTGTTCCGGTTAGTTCTGCAACAATTTCTAGTACCCAACCATCGACATTGGCTATAGGCGATCTATGGTATGATGATGTAGGCAAACAAATATTTTTCTTTGACGGCACCTCGGCGATACTGTTGGCTCCTTCTTACAGCAGTTCACAGAGTATCAGCGGACTTAGAGTAGATACCATACTAGATACTCTTAACCAAACTAGAGTTATTACCAGCTTGTATAACAATGGTATATTGTTAGGCATATTTGCCAAAGACAGCTTCACACCAAAAATAGCTATTACCGGATACACAGGTAGCGTCGCACCTGGTTTCAACGTAGGGACATTGGCTAATTTTAAAATACGTGCGACTTGTACCAACAGTGATAGTCTCGGTGGCGCACCTGCTACTACATATGTTCGTACAGATACAATTAATGCAATTAATGGACAGTTACAAATTACTGATGACGATGGACTACTCTTTGGTTCAGCCACTAATGGATCATTGTTTGTTACTACTGGTGATTTGACTTTAGCAAATTCATCAAGTAATAAAAATATCACGTTGAGTGTTAACAGATTAGACACTCAAGAAAACGCTGTGGTAATAAATGCTGCCGCAAGAACTATTGGTTTATATCCTACAATAACATCTAGTACTGTTAATCTTGGCGGAGACTTAGTAGTTAACGGAAATCTCACAGTAGAAGGAACTACTACTACACTAAACACCAGTATTTTTACAGTAGAAGATAAAAATATTATCGTTGCCAACGCCACTAGCCCTACCAACATTACAGCTGACGGTGCAGGCATCACAATCAAAGGTACCACTGATAAAATTATTGCTTACAGTAATGCCAGCAATTGGTTGGATATTTCTGAAACATTGAATCTAGCATCGGGCAAGGCAATGTACATAGGCGGCACAAAAGTTATTGATGGAAACAGTTTAGGATCCGCGATTACTAGTATTCCGGGCGTTACAGCCTTTGGTACTCAAAACGTAGTTAACGTAGGCCCCGGGATTCCGCCAGTTACTCAAATGAGACTAGAGAATCATCGTGTCTCTACAGTGTCATCTAACTACGATATTGAATTAGAACCAGACGGAACGGGTAACGTAGCACTTATCGGCAGTCCAAGAATTACTGGCATGGCCGATCCTACAGCTGCCCAAGATGCTGCTACCAAAGAATACACAGACAACAGAATAGAATCAAGGCCCCTGATTTTCAGTATTGATCTTTCCGATGGAAAATCAAATACATATATAGTTACCAACATATTAAATAATCTTGCTCCTGTGGGTGAATACAGATCAGGTACCTATGCAAGAATATTATGCAGTTTGATCAGTAATAATGCACAGAGTCTAGAAATAAATTCACTGCCACCAGCATTCTCAACAGCAGCGTTTTTAACTAATCTCAGTGGAGCCAGTAGTTTAGCTATCACAAATATAAGTTTTCCAACAGCCACGATCTCAGCAGCCGGCGTGTCTGTGACAAGAATTATTAAATTGTTTCAAATAGTAGGTGGTGTGTGGGCATGGCAGACAGACACAGTACTTCCACCATAATGAATCAGGAGCGGCATAAATGGCCTATGTAATTAACAAGTTTAATGGGGTTCAACTAGTAGTGCTAGATGACGGCACTATAGATACCACCACCAGTCTAGGTCTAGTGGGTAGGAACTATGTAGGCTATGGTGAAACGCAGAATGAAAATTTTGTGTTCCTCTTAGAAAATTTTGCCAACACAGCTCCCCCTTCGAGACCGTTGGTAGGACAGATATGGTTTAATACCACAGATGACACAGCATATGCCTATGATGGATCAAATTGGAATCCTATTGGATCGGCTACATTAAGTTCAGCAGCACCACCTAATACCAACTCTGGTGCTCTGTGGTTAAAAACTCCTGACAACCAATTATATGTATATACTGGTACAGCATGGAGATTTATAGGACCTGAGGCTGTTGAAGGGTTTGGTTCTACTAGAGCCAGAGCTGGCTCTTTAGATAATACAGCAGGTGATCCTCAGCCCGTGATCTTTTTAGAAACCAACGGTATAATATTTGCTATCTGTACTGCTGCGGCATTTGTTATAAATCCCAGCAATTCAGTTACTGGATTTAGTAATGCTTTGCAGGTAGGAATTAATTTATCTGCCACAGCCAAGATCAATGGAAGCATCACAGGTAACGCTGCCACAGCAGATCAATTATCTACTGCAAGATTGATTAATGGTGTGCCATTCAATGCCTCATCCGATATCGTCGTAACTGCTAACACCACTAATCTATTGAAAAAAGGCACTTATATTGCGGGTGCTAATTTTAATGGAAGCTCAGAAACCACCTGGAGTGTTGATGCAACATCTTCTAATGTTATAGGTAAGATAGTAGCAAGAAATTCAGAAGGTGGATTTTCAGCAGGCACTGTCACAGCTACATTTATAGGTGATCTTACAGGAAATGTTACAGCTTCTACAGGGATCAGTACATTTAACACGGTACAGGCTACCCAATTTATCGGAGCTACCTTATCAGGAAATGCAGGATCTGCTACAAGATTGGCCACCGCACGAACCATAAACGGTGTAAATTTTGACGGAACAACTAGTATAACGGTACCGGCCAGCGCAGACACGTTGATTGGTACAACAATAAATGGTTCAGTGACACTGAGTTCGTTGACGCAGGTAGGCACATTAAGTTCTCTAAATGTCAATGATAGTGGAATATTTGTAGGCAGCGGAAATCAACTGAGATTATTTGTAGATTCTAGTACTCCAACAATTAGGTCGGCCACAGGACGTTTGAATTTTGACATGGGCACAAGTGGTCCAGATGTCAATTTTGTAGATTCTACAACTTCACTAAGCCTTGGCGGCCCAAATGCTCCTGCAATCATAGGTGACAACACAACCAACCTCGGCATAACAGGATATAAATTTGCCGGTGTTTATGCCAATGACTTTTTTGGCAACGCTACCACAGCCACTCTAGCTACCACAGCTACGAATCTCCCAGGTGGCGGTGCAGGAGCCATTCCTTATCAATCAGCAGCTGGTATAACTGCTATGTTGGGATTAGGGGCAGCAGGCACTGTACTTACTGCACAGGCAGGCGGCATTGTTTGGCAAACGATTGCTCAGGAAGCACTAACCAAAGGTAGTTTTTTAACCATGATAAACACCGCTACCAGCGGTAGTTTAAGTTTATTCGACGGTAATATTCCAGCAACAATTTCAGTAGATGCTAGCTCGACCAATACTGCTAGTAAAGTTGTAGCACGTGACGTCAGCGGTAATTTTGCAGCAGGTACTATCACAGCTAATCTTGTAGGAGCAGTTACAGGCAATGCTGCCACTGCAACACAGTTACAAACTGCAAGAACAATCAACGGTATTGCATTCAACGGTACACAAGATATAACAATCACAGCCAATGACGCTACTAAAGTAGCTCTAGCTGGCAGCACCATGACAGGATATCTAACATTGGTTGGCGCTCCTGTGGATCCAAATCATGCCACTACCAAAACTTATGTAGACAGCAGATTGCCTCAGTATACCATTGTCAGCGGCGCACAATATACATATGGATATACAAATATTGTAGGAAGTTGGAACAACGATTCAAACTTTTTTGATGTATTTCCTCCAGGAGGAAAATCAATGGGGAATTTAGTCGCATTTATTCCGTCAGTGCATGCAATGTATTATGCCGGCGGAGTGAATGGCGACGATGCAACGAGATGTAGCTACTCATATCTCGGTGATAGAATAAGAGTGTATGTACAAAATACTGAACAACGTTACAATGCAGCAGCAAACTACTTGGTAATCTGGAGCTAAATTATGTACTATGTATGTATAGAAAATAATCAATTAACAGCAATCTTAGGATATGAACCGGCTGTGCCAAGTTCAGTATCGTTAGTTACAATAACTGATAATCAGCATGCGCAAATAATGGCGCAAACACATAAATTTAATGTTCTAAGTCGAACTGTTGTTCCTGTTGATTCAACAACGTTAACACAAAGAGAAAATGATATAAAAAATGCAGTAGAGCGTGAATTTTTAAACAGCACAGATTGGAAGATTTTGAGGCATATAAGACAGAAAGCACTGAATATCGCCACTAGTCTGTCGGATGCAGAGTATCAAGAACTAGAGCAGCAACGGCAGGCAGCCGCAGCTCGTATAGTATGACAACAATAAATACAAGATATTAGGGGTTAATAGCATGGCATATGAAGTCAATAAATTTAACGGTGTATTTTTAACGTCTGTAGCTGACGGTACCATCGACACCACTACAGATCTACGGCTAGTAGGTAAAAATTACGCAGGCTATGGCGAAGTGCAGAATGAAAATTTTGTGCATTTGCTAGAAAACTTTGCCAATACCACTGCGCCGCCAAAATCTGTCACCGGACAAATTTGGTTTGATACCGCTGCTAAAAAACTAAAATTCTATGACGGCTCTAGATTCAAAGTAGCAGGCGGCGCTGAAGCTAGTGCGTCAGCTCCTAGTGGATTGGTCGCAGGAGATTTTTGGTGGGATACTGGAGCCAAGCAACTATACACATATAACGGTACAGCATTTACTTTGATTGGACCAATTGCTAGTCCGGATCTGGGTACCTCAACTATCAGCCCAGCAGTAGTATATGGAACTACAAGTACCGCAGAAGGTCCCCACACTATACTCAGAGTCATAGCAGACAGTAAAACCATAGCTGTGATCAGCAAGACTGCATTCACTCTAGACAACACTAAAAATCCCATAGATGATTTTACTGTTATAAAGAAAGGTATTACACTAACCAAATCACAGACCGGTGTTTCCACTGACGATTTTACTTTTTGGGGAACTGCAAGCAACGCCACTAAACTGGGAGGTTTCACTGCTGATCAGTACATTAAAACAGGCGAAAGCTCATTCATCTCAGAAGTTAGTTTCAAAGATCCTGGCCTGCAAGTAGGCGATGGCAACGATCTAAGAATCCGTGTAGAAGGTGGAAACGAAGTTATCGTTGAAAATCGCTTAGGTAACGATATCACATTTAGAATCACAGTTACTGAAACCACAGATGAAAGAGACATAGCCGTTGTGAGATCTACAGGAGTGGTCCCCGGAGTTAGCGATGCTTACACTTTGGGATCTGCAACCCTAGCATGGAGCAATGTTTATGCTAATACGTTCACTGGCTCTTTGGTAGGTGCAGTAACAGGTAACACCACGGGCAGTCACAAAGGTAATTTATTGGCCAATGACAACACTGTGATGATGAATGCTGCTACAAAACAGATAGGATTTGCTGGTGCTAATCTTGTAGGCACATTGACTGGATCAGTGACTGGATCATCGGCCACTGCTGCAGACGCCGGTACTTTAAACGGTTTACCCTCCAGTGCCACGGTGCCTGGATCTGCAATTGCCACAATAACCGTACGCAATTCTAGCGGAAATATATTAGCTAATCAATTTGTAGGAATAGCGGACAAAGTAGATCGCACCTTTATCGACCGCACCGATGCTAGAGTTGACCCTGCATGGGCAGACGGCACAACGAGTACCCAGTACAGAACTGCTAGACTCACAGCCACTGCTTACAGCATAGCCGCAAGAGATGTCAGCGGCAGTATCACTGCTAATATCTTTAATGGCACAGCCACAGCTGCTCGATATGCTGACCTAGCTGAAAAATATCTTGCTGATCAAGAATATGAAGTTGGCACAGTGGTAATGGTAGGCGGCGAAAAAGAAGTTACTGCTGCAGATGTTAACACCCGTGCTATTGGAGTGGTATCCGCTAATCCAGCTTATATGATGAACAGTGAATTACAAGGCGGTACTTACATTGCATTGAAAGGTCGTGTACCATGCAAGGTATATGGTGCAATTAGAAAAGGCGATCGGTTAATAGCTGGTCCCAGAGGCGCAGCAATTGCGGCCCATGGTAATTATGCCAACGTTTTTGCAGTGGCACTAGAGTCAACTGGTTCGGACAGTATTTCCGTAATAGAAGCATTGGTGTTATAATGACTTTAGGAACCAACGTCTTTGCTGCACAATATGTAGCCATACAAAACAAAGCAGAATCGATGATAGGCACAGGTTCTGGCACACTAGGCTACGGTCAAACTGTGCAAAGTTCCGATGTGTTTTCTGGCAACACAATTACCAAAGCACAATGGGATCTAATCAAATTTGATATTATTAATATTAAATTTCATCAGGATGGAACAATTCCTCCGATAGTGACTGTTAATTTTGGTGATCCTATAGGGTTCGGCCCTAGTTCTCCAAATACCAATTATGATATACTATTAAATGATGCTAGTGCAAAAAGATTTCTTATAGCAGGAAGCCAGTCCATAGTCGCTGCCAAAGCCAGCCAAACTTATAGTACACCGTGGGCTGTGCAGGCACAGGCAACACTGACCGTGACATTTGCTAATGCTAATCAAGGCAGATATTTTTTCAATAGCGGCGGAAAAATAAGATTTACTTCGACTCTAGTAGGAGCAGTATCCACAGCACAGGTTAACGCCTGGGTTGATTTTTTAAACTCAGTTGGCACACAAGGATTTGGTGCTGACACTGACCCTGCAGTTAATTATTATACAATGACAAATTCTTATCAGACCTATTATCAAAATTTCTTAAGTAGTTCTTATTCTGCTAACAGTTACAAACTTGAAGCTAGAACCAATGTGGCAAATAACTCCACAGGCACAGCTACCCAATTAGAAATACGGGTGACATTGTTGGATAGTTATGTTGATCCAGACGTGCCTTTTCCAATCAGCCATCCTCCAGCTGATGTTGTCAACGGCACATTAACTATAGCTGTATCTGAACTCAAAGCATCTGGACAACTACAACCTTCTGGTACTTTTTCTATAACCAGCCCTTCGTATTCACTTTCTAGCATAACAGCTAGCTAAGGACTTAAATAATCTCATGCCAGCAGTTAACAGTAAAGTCTTAAAAACAGATTATAACGCAATCAGGGACAAGGTAATTGGAGTCTTGGGATTCGGTTCGGGTAATTCTGGTTACGGTCAGCAGACACGTATCCAATCAACGGCGGTTGCCGACGATAGCAAAGTAACTGTTAATGAATGGGCCAATCTTAGATACGATATTATCAATGCCTACAAGCATCAAACCGGATCTAATCCGACCACAGCTGTGGTATATGAAAATCAAACAATACGCTACACTTCGAGCTTTACACCAGATACTGGCTCACTTGATGTACCACAGAAACAGTATGATACATGGGCAGACCAGATAATCGCTGCTAGGTTCACTGTTGCAGCTGGCGAGTCTGCTACTACAGCAGTTGTATCGTCAAGTAAAACAACTTCGTGGATATCTCAATGTGCGTGTACCATATCAATATATTGGTCAAATTCCAACGATGCCAGATATTGGTTTAACAGCGGCGGAAAAATTAGGATTAGCTCATCCAGATCCGGTGGCGCAGCATCTGCTCAGAACACAGCGTGGACTAGTTTATTAAGTGCAGCAGGTACGCAGAATTTCGGAGGTGCTCTACCTAACACAGGAACTACCCCCAATGATGGAACAAATTGGTACAGAACTACCAGTACATTTCAAACCTACTACACAGCCACTGCATCGGCCCCGTACGGATCTAACAATGTACAACTACAGGCTAGATGCGTTGACCAACCTAGTAACAGTGGAGGCTTGGCAAGCCAATTAGAGATTCGAGTGCTATTCACGGACGGATATGTAGATCCAGGAATTGTACCAGGAGCAACTGCGTTCCCTGCAGGAACACCAGTTGGCAGCGGTACTGCGGGCGGCGGCGTCCAAACATCCACCGCTGCCAATTTTCTTCCTGATGATGTTGTAGATGGCACACTAACTGTTAATGTTTCTTCACTGTACGCCACAGGTATTATGGTCCCCTCAAGCCAAGTATTCACAGTGACTCAGCCAACCATCGCTGTGGGCGCAGTAACCGGTAGTTAATTAATTTCCTCAGGTTCTAGATCACCTATAAATAAACTACGCAGTTTATCAAGGAGAACTCATGGACCAACAGCTCAAAGACGCTTTGGATTTTGCCAACTACCAACAGACTTTTTCTATTCAAAAGAAAGTTCTCAAAGAACGAATGGCGGCCAAACTAACCTATGGGTTCAATGGCGGCTTGTTCCGCATTGATAGAAATCTCCTGATTTTTGTAGACATGTTGTGTGCCAAGGATAGAACATCCGGAGTGATTCTATTAGATGCTAATGAAACCCCTGTGCTAGTCGATGACCTCGAAGAATTCCGTGATGAGATTTTCCGCAGATACTTTGAAGTCACTAATGAATATTTTGAACAACACCAAAAGATTAAGAAAAGTAGATCTGTGGAAAAACTAATATCGCAATGACACAGGGAATAATACTTTACGCACACAATAATCGCACAGTCGATTATGCATTGATGGCTGTGATAGCTGGAGGACTGGCTAAAAAAAATTTGCAGGTTCCAGTTTCGTTGATCACTGATACATCCACGATTGCATGGATGAAGGAATCAAATATTTTTGATCAAGCCGAGGCCATGTTTGATCATATCATCGTGGTTGACAGACCGGTCACTGATAATCAAAGACGCCTGCATGACGGGCAATCTGGTCAGATGATTCCGTTTATAAACACCAACAGAAGCACAGTATATGATCTTACCCCCTACGATAGAACATTATTGATAGACAGTGATTTTTTTATCTTGTCAAACAGTCTTGGGGAATATTGGAAGGTTGAAGCAGATGTTATGCTAGGAAGTGCTATCAACGATATCTATGATGACTCTCGTGTAGGATATTTAGATCGTCATGTGAGCGATACAGGTGTTAAAATGTATTGGGCCACCACAGTAATGTTCTCTAAGAATGCAAATGCTAAATTGTTTTTTGACACTGTAAATTACGTCAAAAAAAATTACTCTCAATTTTCTGATGTGTTTAGATTTGACCCTCGGCAATTTAGAAACGATATCGCCTTTAGTGTGGCTAAGCACATATTAGATGGATACCAACAGGATGATGCATTATCCTTACCACCAGTATTATCAGCCTTAGACAAAGATATCCTACACGGTGTTAATGGTAACACTCTAACGTTTCTTGTAGATTATAAATTAACCAACTCGTATTGTGCTGCCGCTATATCTAACATAGACATACACATCATGAATAAGCAAAGTGTAATTAGAAATAAACAGGCGTTATTGGAGCTAATATGAACTTTGGATATCTGCTAGTTGTTGCAGACCACGAGTCTATTGATTATCTACAGCTGGCCTACGGCCTGGCATTGAGTATAAAAAATACACAGCAAGAAGGCTACGATCGAGTAGCGATTGTGATAGACGATAAAACAAAAATAGAAAAACTTACCAGTCCGTGGGTATTTGATTATGTGATAGAATGGAGCCGAGAAACATTTTGGGATGGCCGTAGTTGGATGGACCAACTTACTCCTTTTGATCACACTGTGTGCCTAGATGCCGATATGATCTTTTTACGAGATTATAGCCATTGGATTGATTACTTCGTTGATAACAGCGAATTATATGTGGCCAATCAAGTGTTCACTTATAGAGGTGATACCGTCAGTGATCGTACTTATAGAAAAGCCTTTGATAAAAACAATCTTCCAAATTTATATTCTATGTGGACGTTTTTTAACAAAGACTCTCAACTGGCCAAAGAATTTTTTGACCTAGGTAGGAGTATAATTAAAAATCCTATAGAATTTTCAAACATGTTTTTGAGTCATTACAAGCCAAAAGTTCTAGGTACCGATGAAGCGTTTGCATTGTCTGCAGATATCCTAGGTATCTCAGACGAGATATCGTATGAATTAGAATTTCCTAGAATAGTACATATGAAACCTATGTTACAGAAGTGGCCATGGCCTGCAGACACATGGAGTGACCATGTGGGATTTTATCTTAATAAAAAAGGACAATTGAAAATAGGGAATTATCAACAGTATGATATAGTACACTATGTGGAAAAAGATAAAATAAACACAGAAATGATAAACAATCTAGAGGAAATAGCATGGAAACCGTAGAAGATTTTGACAAGTGGTTAGCTGAGTACAAGCCAGCACCAGTGAAATATGTGGCTGTGTATGATCA